CTCCGCCTTCTGGCCAAAAAACATTTGAGTTTTCTGACGTCAAAAAGAACTCTTGTTCGAAACCGAGCCAAATTTCTAATTCTCCCGCTGACTGCTCTAAAGCCTCTCTTAAGCGAGCACGATGATTTGACGTATGAGGAGTACGGTCATCGTCAGGACGGCAAACTTCGCATAGGGCAGCGAAGTGATTATCGGCAATTTGATACAGCCTAACAGGCTTTAAAATTCGCTCTGAATCGCCTGTTGGCGCCTGGTTTGTTGACGACCCGTCAAAATTCCATTCATCAACTGAGAGGTTTACGTTTCCTGTTTCATCTTCTGCGAGATTACAAACTTTCGTCTTTGAACGAATAGATGGATGTTCAAAACCATCTACCCAAACGTAGTCGAGGTGAACTAGCATTTTAAGCTCCTATTATAGTTCTTTAAGCATTTTAGCAATGTCTAGATTTGCGCAATCAATCTTCTTCTTACTCTGGTGATAATGACTTACGAAACCCCTGAACCGCTTTTTATCGACGTCAGCTTCGTATTTCCTGCTCGTCATAAATTCATCGTCTCCAGACTCAGGTGCAACAAGGGGAACATCGTAGCGCTCATGGATGGCGACCCACAAAGCTTTCAATGCCTCTATCTGAACCGGATAAAAATCAAGAAATGGCTTCATCTTCTTTCCATGACACTCTGCGTTTTCAACTAAGGGTCTTTCACCAAATCCATTTTTAACGTACCATGACTGGTACTTGGGGTAATATGCATTCGCTATCTCTACACCTATTGCGCAGCTATTAACAGAGCCGGCATGCCAAGCGCCATGTTGCGTATCCAGCATCTGATATATCGTTCCATCGTTATCAATCAAAAAATGAACAGAGATCCCACGCCGATTTAAGACCTTTGCACATGACTCAGAATTTAAACAAACGTCCCAGTGGTTTACAAACATCTTAACATCGCGATCTTCTTTCCCAGAATAATCGTAATAAGTCCCAGGCGCTGACTTGAACCCATCTTTTTCATCCCACAATACGACTCTTGGCCAGCTGATATCAGTAGGGTGACCATTGCAGATTATAAAGCTATCATTTCGGTCTTTTGGGCACTTGTTGATATAGTCACTAATTTCCGACTCTCTCTCCGTCCAAATTCTTCGATAAGTGGCAGGACCACAAAGACCGTCAGCTGTTAAACCTCTAGCTTTCTGCCACTTTCTAATTGCTGACACTAGCTTCTCATCATGGTACTTTACGTTAAACCACTCAGGAGTCCACCCAAGAGAATCAGAAGAGCTTTTGTTGTAGAATACTTTGTCTATTGCCATAATACAGACCGCCTATTCAAAATCAATATCAACAGATACCTTAATCGCCAGCTTTGGTACGCGAAGCTGATTTGCCATGTTGTGCTTTTTCGCTTCTTGAGCATCCAAGAACCAGTCGGCATGCTTTTTCTTATCTACGATCTTCATGAAATAGTCATCTTTCTTACCGCAGTTTTGAGCCATCATCGTGTAGATAATCGTGTTCAGCCTATCAGCTTCAGCTGCCCCAGCTTTCATCTCTTCGACCTTACCCCACTCCATAGATGATACATCGTGAATCATCACAGTCGCATTCGGATCCATGAACCTATAACCCTCATCACCGAATGAAAACAGCACGGCTCCGCATGACATAGCTTTCCCTTCAACAATTGTCGCGACTGGTAGTTCGGCATGCTTAATCGCACTTATCATACTCATCAAGCTGTACACTTGGCCGCCGTAGGAATCGATAATCACAGGAATAATCTTTTGTCCGGTGTTGTGAGCTTGGCCCATTTCCATAGCAAACTTCTTTGCAGCTTCTTCATCGAACTTATTAACCCTAATCATCATGGGTTGCTTTCTTAATTCGATCTCTTTAATTTTTGGGTCTATTTCAGATGTCCAATGCATTTTGTCTCCTGTACATTATCCGCATTTAGCTGCGCCGCAATTTAAGCATGTCGCGCATCCTTCTTGGTAAACTATATTAGGGTTATCGCAGCAGGCTGTATCAAAAACCCCATTGCTTGCTTTCGTCCCATCTGCGATGTATTTCTTAAGGCACCTTGCTGTCACTTTCGCAAAGCTAAACAGGTCGGCGTCTTTGTCTTTTTGTAATTGTTCCACCATATACTGGACCGGCACGCCGTGACGTAAAGCAAGTGAGATTGTTCTAGTAAAAGCAGAGTGGTTCGGATTGTCGAATACTCTCACAATATCTTTTATTACAAACTCATCGCCGTTTGTGCCTACAATCAAGTCATATTTTGAATTAATCGATTTTCTTGAGCGCCTTCGAATCTTTCCAGTTGTATGCCTGCGTGGGATCTCTACGTACTCAGACAACCCACCTATTACTTCATACGGTTTGCCCTTCATAAGACCCACAAGTATTGTCCAGGCCTCTCCCTTGATGTTTGCTTGATGAATATCACATGGCATTTCTTCGGGTCGCTTTGGTGCTGACCTCGTAATGATCTCACCAGCTTCTCTTGGGTCTTTGCCCGTTGTTTCGGATGAGACAAGAACGCCGGCACGGCTGCCATCTCTATAGACTGTTACTCCTTTGCACCCAAGTTCCCATCCGGTCATGTAGACATCTTTGACTGTTTCAATATCAACATCTGCAGGAAGATTTGTCGTATTTGATATAGCGTGACAAACCCATTTCTGGGCTGCGGCTTGCATCTTTACTTTCGCGACCCAATCGATCTCATTTGCCGTTGCACCGGAATAGGGACTTTGGGCCACAAGCTCGTCATTTGACAATTCCTCTTTTGCCCATGCTCCGCCGGCGGGTGAAGCCATCCATTGCTTAAACCCATGATGATAGACTGTATATTCCTGCCACTTGTCACCGGAATCGTCAACAAAGTCAACACGTGCATTTACGTCTTGCCCAGTCAATTTCTTTCTACGAGTATAATGAAGCATGAAAGCAGGCTCGATACCAGATGTCGTTTGTGTTAACACAGAAACCGATCCCGCTGGAGCTGTCGTTGTTAAAGCGATGTTCCGTCTGCCGTGCTTCTTATTCATGCGCTCAAGCGCTTCGTCTTCGCCCCAAATTCTCTGAAGAAATGGGTGGCCCTCTTCTTTCTTGGCGTCAAATACCTCGAATGCTCCGCGTTCCTTTGCCATATTGATAGATGAACGATAAGCATTTACCGCTAGTGACTTGTATATTTTTTCAGTTATATTAATGCTCTCGTCAGAGCCATACTTCGTGCCAAGCATCGCAAGCGTATCACCTAAACCCGTTATACCAAGACCCGTCCTTCGGCCACGAATGGCCTGGGCTCTAATATTTTTCCAGAGATCAAGCTCAATTTGCTTTACTTCATGAGCTTCAGGATCGTCTTCAATCTTAGATATTATTTTGTCTATCTGCTCGATCTCAAGGTCGATCATGTTATCCATCAACCGCTGAGCTTTTTGAGTTACATCCGCAAATTTCTCAAAATCAAACGACGTTTTTTCGTCCCATGCATTGTCGACAAAGCTCGTAAGATTGAGAAGCATTAACCTGCAACTGTCATACGGTGATAGAATAATTTCTCCACATGGATTAGTAGAGACAGAACCGAAACCCTCAGCGGTATAGATATCTGCTGGTGTGTAGGTTTTCGCGGTGTCCCAAAACAGCACGCCAGGCTCAGCTGCTGCATGGGCGCCCTCTATAATCTCATGCCAAATCATTTTTGCATCAACATACTCACTGATAGCTGGATCTGTGGAATTGATTGGCCAGCGCAGTTCAACATTTGCTCCATCACGCACTGCTTTCATAAATTCATCTGAAACACGAATGGATATATTCGCACCGGTCACTCTTGTTAAATCTCGTTTAATCTTTATGAAGTCACGAACCTGCGGGTGATGAACAGAAATCGTCAGCATTAATGCGCCACGTCGGCCGCCCTGAGCAACTTCACGGCATGAATTAGAGAACCTGTCCATGAAAACTTCAATACCATCCGTAGTTCTAGCTGCGTTCGCAGTCGAGAGGCCCTTTGGTCGAATAGTGCTTAAATCGAAACCAACACCACCCCTACGCTTCGCAATTTGAACAAGCTCCTGATCAGACTTCAGGATGCCGCCGTAGCTATCTTCAGGAGCAGGAATCACAAAACAGTTCGATAGACTTTGTAAGCGCTGGTTGTTACCTATTCCGGACATTGGAGAGCCCTGAGGCACTACATACTTGAAGCCGTCTATTAACCCAAATATCTCATCATAGCTCATTGGATTAGGATACTTTTCCTCGATTCTGTGAAGTTCGGATGCAATTCTTTTGTGCATATCAGACGGGGACGCCTCTAAATAAGAGCCTGCACCATCGGCTAATAGATACTTCGTTGTGACAACATTCGCAGCTAATTCATCACCGTCGAAATATTCCAAAGACTTCTCAAACGCTTCTTGATATTCAAATTTCATATCAGGTTATCCCCTAAGAGAGCTAAATGCTTTTTAATTCTTTCCACTTGTTTCTAAGTACTGCCTTCGCTTCCTTCTCATCGCTTTGAATCGCTTGTGACAGCGTTGACACCTCTTCATCAAGTACTTTAATAGTAGAGCGCGCTGTGTCAATGTGAATAGGAAAAAGTATTCCATCTTTTCCAGCACGATTTTTTGCTATGAAAAGCCTACCTACTCCAGTGGCTTTCTCAGTCGCTTTTCTAGACAAAGAAACAACAAGATCAGCAACCATAGCCTTACCATACGCCTCTGACATGTTCTCAAGACCAACAATGTCAGAGTTTGCCGAATCTCTATTCGCTTGAGATGCTGTCCAGATTGGAATCCGCATATCCATAGCAAGGTTTCTTAATTCTTCATATATTAATTTTAGCTCATGACGTAAAGAATCGTAAGAACGAGTCGACCTCATGATATCTGCATAGTCGATTACGATTACGCTGGGTTTGAATCCACGGAGGGAAAGCTTCTCTATGTGATTTCGAATTGTATTAACAGAAGCTGCGCCTGTCGGATACTCTTTGATAATCAATCGCCCAAGATCATCACCGTTTTTCTCATAGAAATCTTCTACCTTCTTCTTATTATCTCTTACGTCTGATGAAGAAATACTGCAAAGATTCGAATCATAACGAATCCCAACGGCTTGCTCAGTCAATTCAAACGTGTAGTGAAGAACATTCTTTCCGCGGCGCATCGCATTGGCGCCCATCTGGACTAGAAAGTGAGACTTTCCGACGCCAGTGTTAGCAGTGACAACACCAATCTCTCCTCTCCCAAGACCGCCTGCTAGTATGTCTTTTGCATCTAGCTCAGGAATACCAGTCGGACATACGCACCTATCAATCTTTTGGAAGCGAGCCTCAAGGTCTTCAAAGAAATCATGGCCTGTTGAATTGGGCAACCCAATCGATACAGCTTCCTTCATCAAAGAAATAACAGACTCAAAATTATCAGAAGAGATTAATTCTACGGACTTCTCTAAAGCCTCTTTGAAAGCTTGGCGCTTACAAAAATCAAGAGACTTCTCTTTTACATAAGAAATATCACCTGGGTTTGGGTTACCTCTTACACGAATGAGGTAGCTTACAATCTGGTCTCTGAGTAAGACATCACCGTCATCGCTCAAAGAGTCCTTAATAATACTGATTAGTAGCCCTTGCGTTGGGAAGCAACGATATTGAGTAAAGTAGTTGAAATACTTTTCGCAAAGATACTCCAGGTACCGTAGCTCAAAAAAGTCTGGCCGCATTACCTCAACCATCTGTGCTGCCCACTGATGGTCGCTCAATAAGCCCTGAAATATCTTTTCCTGAAAGGGCTTGTTGTATTGGGCAAATTGCCCTGATGGAATTTCTTCCAATATTTGCTGACTGACCAATGCGCTCATTAAGTTAACCCCTTCTCAATATTCTTAGAGACATGAACAATTTATCATAATCGAAATTTCTGATTCCTAGAACCGCTAGTGCACGAATAAACTTTAGCTTGTTGCGACTTGGGCTTTCTGTGGTGAGGCTTCCATCAATCTTTTGAACGTGATTTCCTGATAAATTACCATGCCCCAAATACATTAGCTTCCAATTCTTTCTAATAGCTTCTTCACAGTTTATGATACTATCATAAATCTTTAGTGCCTTTTGTTCTCGAAGTTTTCTACATTTTGTAAGTATGTCGTCGATCACCACAGATTCTTCATAAGCTAACTCAGGGAACCTCTTAGCTAGTGTACGAAACCCAGCGCCAGGGACACCTTTTATCCCGTCAGAACTGTCACCGACAAAGCAGCGAGCCAAACAAAAATTCTGTGGGTGTATACCATGATTCTCCACGACTAATTTAGCGCTCCACTCTTTTTTGCTTCCCGGTGACCACACCAAGACCCTATCATTTATTAACTGAAAGAAATCTCTATCCGTGGATATTATGACACAATCGTATTCTTTAAAATTTACATTCGCCAAACGAGCTATGACATCATCAGCCTCACAATCAGAAACATACAGTTGCCTCACCCCCGCTAGCCTTAGTAGGCCAACAAGCTTAGAAACCTGCTGATTACGATTAGAAACAGTGTCTGGGATATCTTCAGAATAAAATCTGTTTAATTTTTCAGGCCTACGGCCGCCCTTATATGACGGGTCGATGCTCCTTCTACGAGGAGAGCCACCCCCCTCCCAAACCACAATAATCTCATGCGGAGAGTATCTCTCAGACAGAAGCTGCACGCCTTTCAAAAAACCAACGATTCCACCAACGTGGTCCCCGTTATCACTTATTGACGGATTCGCAACAAAGTGCCTATAAAAGCAATTCATCCCATCAACGATAAGTACCTTTTTATTACGCATCTAGATCTGGTAAGTCCTCTAGATTTATCTCCATCGCTGCTGCTCTTACCTCTTCATAGGACTCTGTATCAAGAGACGCATCATCTTCATTCGTGAGCTTTCTTGTCATGCACGCAGAAAGTAAAGCATCAACGTATCCCTTATATTCTGGATCTGACCACACTTCACCGAAGTCATTCTTATAGAACTTCTTCTCTATCTCTATTTCGCCGGTATCAGTGTTTGTGATTGTTAATGTTTTCCAAGCGCTTGTTCCCTTAATACAAACTTCTTTTCCGTCAATAATCTCAGCACCGTATTTTCTAAGCTCGTCAAATACTTGTTCATGCTCGACTATGCCTTTCCCGAAGTGAATTTCAAAATTACACTCCCTAAACGGGGGAGCAACTTTATTCTTAATAGTTTTCGCACGAACATGAATACCGACAACTTCTTTATTTTTGTTGGTGATCTGCTGTCCCGCTCCCAGTTTGATTCGTACAGATGAGTGAAAAGGGATTGCCTTACCTCCGGGTGTAGTAGTAGGATCTCCATACATAACTCCAATTTTAGTCCTAATCTGGTTCAGGCAGATAAATAGGACGTTCTGATTCGCAATGACACCAGTAATTTTGCGCATGCCTTTAGAGATTGCACGTGCCTGTAGTCCGATAGAATTTTGTTCATAAGTACCGTCTAGCTCAGCCTTCGGTGATGAAGCTGCAACTGAGTCCCAAATGATAGTTACAGGAACGTCTTTATCCATAGCCTTGGCTTTCATTATAGTCGATTCAGCAATAGACAGGACCTCCTCTGTACAATGAGTATCGACATACACAAACCGCTTTGTAATATCTACCCCAAGAAGCCCAAGGTTCTCTACAGAGGTTGCATTTTCTGTATCGATATACACTACAATACCACCGAGCTGCTGCGTTGATCGAGCAATCTGAATCGCAATATGAGACTTTCCAATCGAAGGCGGACCGAATATCTCAATGATGCGACCCTCAGGTAGGCCGCCGTTTTCTCTGTTCGCAATAATAAAGTCAAGTTGTTTTGAACCTGTACTTATCCACCTATTAACGTGAGTGGGAGACTCATCAGTTGAAAGATTATATGCAACCCTTGAGCCGTGCTCCTTGTTAAGAGACTTAATTAAGTCTTGAGTGAAATCTTCACTTACGTTATTCTTTTTCTTTGCCATTGTTATACCTCGTAAAAGATTATAGAAAAATGCTATTGAGTGTTCATACAAAAAAAAGGGGGAGAGCTATGCTCTCCCCCTGGGTAGTCTATACAAGAAGATTAAAAATTATCGTCTTCTAGATCTGCGAACGCGTCATCAAGGCTCTTGAACTTAGACTCGATATTCTTAGGTGCGGAGCTAGTGGTAGGCGTTCCGTTGAATCCGCGCGTTGTACCCTCATCAGATGAAGTCGTCTCTTCATCACCGTTCAACCAATCATTAATAA